CTCTTCTTCGAGGACAGGATGCTCTCTTTTGTTTTATGAAACCCGAAAAAGCTCAAAAACTCTCCGGCGTTGCAAACGTCCGCTCCTACTCGCTCTGGAACCCTCACATCACTGCCCGTGATGCGACTCGCTGGGATCACTCCCCGATCCCTCATTCCACCCCGACAGTTGCGCTCATTCATGACGCTGGTCATTACCTTGACCCTTCTTTTTTTCTCGCTCTGTTTAAACTATACCCATCTCTCCGTCACGTTTATTTCACCGCTATTCTCCCTTTCGAAGCACTAACCCGTTCCGATTCCTCCATTCCTTCTCTGTACACACTAACTTATCCTAGCTCCGATCTTCTTCACTACTGTTTGGAAGGCAACGCCTCGGACCACTACGAGCAACCCCTGCATACCCTGCGTTGGTTGTCAACTAACTCGATTTCTGGTCCCGGCTGCCCTCCCCTCGGTGTTGAGAAACTTCGATCTGTCTACGCTCACCATCTTTTTGTCATTACAGCAACTCCCTCTCTGAAGCAGTTTGATACTCTTCAGGTTCCGAACGTGGTTCAGATTCCCTCAATCGACCCACTCATCCCACTCACAAACCCCTGGGTGTCTCACGATCTCTTCAAACAGGTCGTTCTTCATGCTTGCTCCCTCAAGCAGTATCCGAAGACTGACGCCTGGGCTAAGATCCGCTCCAACTGCTCTGGTGCTGCTTTCGCTCATTTTCCCCTTGAGACGATGCATCACCTCGCTGAGTTGATGATCACGGTCCGTGAGTCCGATCCACAATCGGAACGCTCTCTTTTTCCGCGACTTAAACGTCGCATCACACTCTTTCTTTTCAAGTTATGTATGAAACGATTTCCCCTTTGGTTTGTCAACTACTTTTTTCCTGGCATGCTCAAGTATTCTCTCGCTCTCAAACTTCTCACTTTGAAACGTGTTGTCCTCACCCTTGCATTGACTGCTTGGAAGGTCAACAAAACTACTAATCTTTCTGACATAGACACTGGTCCCGCTTCCTTCAAGTTTTCCCATGGTCCTGGTGGTCGCTCCAACGACACCGATCCGGGTTATATTCGCGAGGTCAATTTTCCTCCTCCAGAACTACCTCAACCAGTGCAGATTGTCACTCCCCCACAATCACCAAAAGCTGATGTCCTTCCTGACTTCATTCCCACACGACAACTCACTCATGAGCAGGTCGATCATCTCTGCGCAGTTAACAACTGTTCCCCCGCACAACTTGGTCCCGCTCTTGAGGCACAGTACGCCGCACGTGGACAGCAAATTAGGATTGCATTACCGTTCGACAACGCTCCTCTTGTCGCAACCGCTATGCATCCTCGTCACACCGCCAACATCGTCCCTCCGTTGACTCTCGATCCTCGCGTCGCTCCCGCCTATAACCAGGTCGGTCCGATGCAGCAATTGAAAGTCGCCGACATTCCGGGCGATTCCCTATTGGCTGACCAATCCCTTGGTTCTGGCCCCAAACTTGCTGTTCCCTACCCTCGCAATAATTGTCTTTTGACATCTTTGAGCGAGGCCTGGCGTGTTTCCCCTCAATCCCTTTGGGATGAGTTGTGTATGTGGTTCCCTGGTGCCGATCTTCTTTTGACCGACACCAATGATAAGGGACTTTCGTCTCTTCATCTTCATGTACTCTCGATGTTACACAATACATCGGTCCAAATTCTGTACCCTTATGGTGCCCCCGGCAACGCTCCTCAGCGTGTTGGGTGCAACGTTCCAATCGGCGCTTCCCTTTCCTGGGAGCCTGGTTATAATGGCCGCCCTGCTCATTGGCGATTCATTCAATTGAACGCTGCAAATGCTTACGACGATTCCCCGATCGATCCACGCATTGTTACCATTTGGGGTGCTGCTCCTCTACTCTCCTCCTTCCGCGATTTCCCGTTCAAGACTTGGCGACCTGACCCCAAAAGGGCTAGGACGTTTTTCAAGGCTTGGATGGCTGGCGACGTCGGTACCCTTTACAAGAAGGTTATCGAACAAGCTGGCCTTTCCGGCGATACCATCCTCAATAATATGAGGCAGTCGGACGTCACTCGTGACGTTCAACTGACATTCATTCATGGTGCCGCTGGAAGTGGAAAAAGCTATCCCGTTCAAGAACGCATCCGCTCCTGGTCCAAAACTCCCGGCAATCTCGATTCTTCTTTGGCTGGCACTTATTTTTCTTTCTTTCGTGTAGCTCTACTCGAGGACTGGAAGCGCAAGCTTTCGTTCCCCGAGATGTTTACCTACTCTTTCAAGACTTTCGAACACCTTCTGTCTTGGGAGATTGAATTTTTAATTATAGATGAACTTTCTCAAGCTCCCCCCGGTTGGCTGGATTTCGTTGCCCTTTACAACGACAATCTGACTCACATTATTGCTCTTGGCGACGTATGCCAAGGTCAATTTGCCTCCGGGAAGGAGTTTCTACCTATAGATATTCTCCCTTCCGCTATTACATCCGTTTTGTCTTGCTCTACACCGTATTTCAACTGGACCCGCCGACTTCCCCAATTGTTGGCATCACGTTTGAGTCTTCCCACGCTAGCTACCCATGCTGGTTCGATCTCTTACGCAATGCATTTGAAACGGGGCGCAGAGTGGCAAACTCTCTGTGCTTCGATGAATGATGCATCAAATTATACCCAAATGATGCAAAAACCCGTTTACACATACACTTCCCCCCAAGGGAAGGAGTGGTCGCATGTTCAAATTGTGATCACTAATGCATCTCTGTTCGCCGCATCTTTCGAGGCGTTGTGGACAGCTGTTACTCGTACCACTAACCACCTTCATTTTGCTTTCGCTGTTCCCATAGATCAACGTGTACTTCAAGCACATCCTTTCTTTTCTGCAGTTCTAGGTTTAGGTATTTCTTTTGAACGATTCACTCATTTTCCTTCTCTTTCAAACTTACAAATTCTTAATCGTACTAACCCCGATCATGTGTCCGCTTGTCGCGAACGTACAGTCGGTGAGACTCTTTCAGACTGGACTTTTCACCGGTTGGAATCACTTCCCCCTTCCTTCCGTGCCTTGATGCCCCTCATCAAGGAACCGTCCTGTTTGGAACCGATTCTCGCTGAACCTTCTCCTTTTGAATCTCCTGTCCGTACTCACCTTCCTCCCACTACAGACCCTTCTTTTTGGCCCGAAGCGCAACCTCCCTCTGGTAGGGAGTCCCGTGAAATGTTCTGGAAGAACATCATGGGCGCCCAATTCAATGACGTCAAAGCCGGCAGACTGGCTCGAGATCCTCTCGAGACAATTTTTCCCCACCAGTCTGCTGGTAAAGATCCTACTTTACTTCCTCTCGCTGTTGAGAAGCGCTTGCGCTTCTCCACTCCCGAGAAGAATGCTCAACGTCTTGCTCGCGCTTCCCATTTGGGTCCTGCAATCTTTGATAGATTCGCAACCCAATTCAAACTTCCTAATGAACATACCTTTGACCCCGAACTTTTTTGTAGATGTATCGCTGAAACTGAAGCTAGAAAACTAGAAAAACCGTTGGAAACCATATGGAACAACATTGACCGATCCGATCCCGATTGGCAGCTGAACTATATGGAATGTTTCGTCAAATCCCAACACAAAGCTAAAGCCGAAACCTTGGCTTACGCTGCGCGTTGGAATGATTTCGATGATATTACTGAGGCTGCTCCGCTTGCAAAGGCGGGTCAAACCTTGGTAACAAGTCCTGACAAAAACATTTTCGATTTAG